AGTGCAGTTTGAAACAACGGCCGGCGCCGGAAACATGATTCCGAAAGTGAGGTTGATATACAATGGCGAATGAGATACAGAAACTTTATAACTTGCCGGAAATTTCTTTTATCGAGGGTATCACTTATGAGGGAATCTTAAATGAAATGGTGGCGGACTATGAATCGAAATACGAAGAGGAAACAAAAAGGAAAATCCGATTAAGGCCCGGAGATAAAGAACATATTCATTTAAGGGTGCTGGCCGGCCAGTATTACCAGATGTACAGACAGCTAGACTATGCCGCAAAAATGAACTTGCTGAAGTATTCAAAGGGGGATTTTTTGAAGCACTTGGGGGCGTTCAAAAAAACATTCATCCAGGAGCCGAGGGCGGCAGTTGTAAAAGTGCGCTTCACACTTTCGGAGGCCCGGAAAGATGTTATATACATACCAGAGGGAACGCGGGTAACGGCTGGGGATGGGGTATATTTTGCAACGGATGATTATGCAGAAGTGGCCGCTGGGGAAACTTACACAGATGTTACTTGCACTTGTGAAATGGCCGGAGATATAGGAAATAAGTATCAGCCCGGAACGCTTGAAATCATTGTGGATCCCGTGCCGTATGTGAAAAGTGTTTCAAATATCACAAAATCGGAAGGGGGTTCCGGCGAGGAATCGGAAGAGAGTTTCCGGGAGCGGATTTTTCTGGCGCCTTCATCCTATTCCGTGGCCGGCCCGGCCGATGCTTACGAATATTGGGTTAAACAGTACAACAGCGCAGCGATTGAGGATGTAAAGATTTATGAGCCGGTGGAAGCGGTGGTTGATATACGGATCCTTTTGCAAGGTGGTGTTCTTCCTAGTGAAACATTTTGTTCCGGTTGCCTGCAATATCTGAAGGATAATCCAATCGTTCCGCTGACGGATAATAATTATGTATTGCCGCCGGATGTTGTAAATTATGACCTGAAAGCTACTTACTATATATCCAGGTCGGATATAAACAATGTGAAATCAATCCAGGATTCCATAGAATCAGCGAAAGACACATATCTGAACTGGCAGCGGACAAAGATCGGGCGTGATCTGAATCCGGATGCACTAATTGAGTTCGTCCGGGCGGCCGGTGGGAAAAGGTGCGTCATAGAATCCCCCGTTTTCACGGTGATCCCGGAAACATCCGTTGCACAGGAAGTAAATGTTGAATTTGTCTATGGGGGAATCGAGGATGATTAAACTATCAGATTACAGGACGCAGAACGCCCTTCCGGCCGAAATGAAAACGCCGGAGCGGATCGCCCTTTCCTATGCTTTCGACAGGCAGAAAAAGAAATACATAAACCGGATGCGGCGGGCCCATATATGGGCTGACCTGGAAAGCGTGGACGATAACAAGCTGGACTTCCTGGCGGTGGAATGCCGCGTTCTTTTTTACAGTTCGGATCTTGCGCCGGATGTAAAAAGGCAGTTAATCAGAAACTCAATTTACTGGTATATGAAATTAGGGACGCGCCAGGTCATGGAAGAAATGGTGGATATAGTTTTCGGAAATGAAAATACATCCGTTGAGGAATGGTATACATACGCCGGGGAACCTTTCCATTTCCGGGTTGCGGTCGGAACGGTCGTGACACAGACTTCCATAAAAGATTTTTTGCGGTATCTGAACCGCATTAAGAACGCACGGTCAAGATTTGACTATATGGTTTTCCAGAATGGGATCACGCTGACTATTTACCAGGTATCAGAATACCAGAATTTTATATACACTTTTTGCGGTGAATATGAATGCGGGGTGTACCCAAATACAGAAATCGGGCTGCAACCGCACGAAATCACATTGACGCTTGAAGGGGATGCAGAAACCGGGCGCACGGCATACGACGAAGCCGGAACAAAGCCGGATATAGCGGTCGGCGCGGTTTTCGTGGAAAATGCGCTGGAAATCCAGCCGGAAAGCACGGAAAACGGTGTTGTTTACCAGACAGGCGCAGAAACCGAAAGCGGCACATATCCGGATCCGGCGGCGGCGCTCATACCGGCGGCGGCAGATCTTACCGTGCATCCGGGAGGTGCAGAAAACAATTTCCCATATCCGGAAAACGAGGAATCCGGGGTATATCCAGATGTTATGATGGCGTTGCATCCGGGCGGATCGGAAATATCCATAAATGGGGAAACGGCATCCGCGAAAACAGAATATGACCATTCTGGCACGTTTCCGGACATTTCCAGAGGGTTTTCGGTTGCCGGTGCGGAAATATCCGCACATGGAGAAACGAGCGCAGGAAACGGCTTGTATGAGGCCACAGGCACATATCCGGATCCAGCGGTCGGAACAAAATTCACTGAAGTTCAGGTCGGGCTTGATAGAGAGTCCGCAGAGGATGAAATAAATTATCCCGCGGATGCTGAAGCCGAGAGCGGTTCCGTTCCGGTTCCGGCGGCCATCCTTGCGGCGGCAGAAAGCGGCGTTTCTGTTTCCGCAGACAGCGCCGGCCTTGACTTATATTATAGCACTGACGCGGACAAAGAAACCGCGGAGGAATGAAAGGAGATTTCAGACTATGGCAACAGAAGCAAGCTATATTCCGCTGACTGAAGAAGCACTGGATGATTTCAAAGAGTATATCAAACATTGCGTTGCTTATGCGGAATACCGATCCGGGGATACCTGGACAAAAATACCCATTTACAAAGTTGAAACGCTTCCGGATGGGCGGGTTGCTATTTTCGTTCTGTTTGACCACGAAGCGCCGGATCAGATTACCGGGATCCGCTTTTATCATAAGGCGGGATTTTTGTGGGCCGGCGGCAATGAGAATTTAAACAAGGCGGAGTTTGACGAAGGGATCCTTTACCGTTATACGCTGAAACTTGTCCAGTCGTCGGGCAAAAGCTAAAGAAAGGCAGGTGTGAAAAATGTATATTCCGGTATTTTGGAAAGACAGGATTGTTCAATATCCGCGGCGTTTCACTCATGAAAGCCTGGGAAATGGGCTTTATGATGTAAAACCGGCGCCGGGTGAGATTGAGCAGAGAGGAACGCCGCAGAGTTCAACGAATTTTGGCAATATGGACTTCGGCGTCCTGGAAAATGCGCTGATGGCATCTTTTATGGCCATGAACCTTCGGTTGACGCAGGAATCCGTGGACGATATGCGGGGGCAGGTCATAACGGTGGAACTTAAAAACACGCTGAAATTCCCCGCCACAAATGCGGAAAAGACAATCACGCTTCCGCAGATGGTAAACAATACGGATTACAGCGTGGAAGCGGAGATTGTTTCCGCAGATGGCCCCGTGGAGCGTGTGGAAACATACGGAAAGGCTTTAAATGCCTTTAAAGTCTGCTATTCCGGCAGCGCGCGCAATGTGGCGTTAAAACTTCATGTGACAGGGGGGCTTTACTGATGGCGGCGAATGTGATCATAAAATCAGACGATCGCCGCCGGCAGGAAGCGGCGATTCTTAGACAGTTTGGCGGCGGTTCCCGTAAAAATTCCCCCCGCGAGAACCGGGAGTATGCGGAAGAAATCAATGCCAGGATGAACGAGGTTAAAAGAGAGGTAGGGATCAGAATATGAAAATTATCGAAGCGAACGAGGGGCCGAAAATTTCCCATGTTGTTACGGGAAACTGGTTGAACCTTGGGGATCAGATCATGTTAAATCTGGCAACTATGGAATCCGAAAAGCCGGAACATAGGGATATATGCGCAGATGCTTTTGGAAAGCTGCATACAGGCGAAGGGCTTTACTATGTGGCGCAGATCGACATTCCGGCCAGAGGGTTCACGGAAAAAGAAGTTGAAAATCCGGACTATGATGCAGAAATTGAGGACGGCGAGGAAGGATCCGGCATGAGTGGGAAAAGCCCGGTTATCATCCAGAGGGAGCCGATCCCGTTCTCTATGGACAATGTAACGCTGACGCTTTACGCATTAAAAGAGGGGGTGTTTTAATTGAAAGCCTATAATTTTGACAGCTTGAAATTTGCAACGGAAGGACTGACCGGGTTCGGGTGTACCGTTATCCAGGACGATATAAACCTTCCGTCTTTCATGATTCCAATTAACAAGCGGACAAATGCACAGCTTTTCACGGGTGGATCTGAAAAGACGCATTCCGCTTTTCTTGTGGATGATGTGGAATATAAACGCTTTTTTGCCAGCAAGTTTATAAACTGCATCATTAACGGAAGGGCGTATTCATGGCCCGGAATGGATCCGGCAGCAGTTATCAATTTTGATGATTCCATGGCGGCCTGCAACGCAAAGGGCGCAGGCTGGCATATGCTTTCTATCCCGGAAAGGGCGGTTATTAACCACTTGATCCATAAGTCCAGTTTTGAGCCGCACGGAAATACGCAGTACGGAAAAAATCACACATACACATATGAGGCCGGAGAGCAGACCGCAGACGAGGGCGACGGAAGCGGCGGCAGAAGGACAACCAGGACAGCAACCGGATCCGGGCCGGCCACATGGTTTTCAGACGGCACAAGGGAAGGGATCGCCGATTGGGTCGGCAATGTCTGGAAATGGTGTTCCGGTATGCGTGTTGTGGATGGCAAAATCCAGATCATGAACCAGAATATGCCCGCAAAACAGGTATCTCATGCGGCGGTTAGCACGTACTGGAAAGAAATTCTTCCTTCCGGCGCCCTGGTGGATCCCGGTGCATCCGGAACGCTTGCCTATACGGCGGATTTCAAGGTCGGAACCGCAACCGGCGCGGCAGTCGCTAAACACATGGGGAATTTTGCAAACATGGGCGCAGTAACCGGGCTTACAATTCCGGAAATCCTCTTTGAATTGTGCCTTGCACCGAAAACGGGGGAAAACTATACCGGCGGCTTCTGGCTGAACAATGAAGGGGAACGCTTGCCGGTCGTTGGTGGCCGTTACACCGGCACTTCCAGCGCTGGTTCGTCCGCGCTGGACGTCTACTATCCCCGGTCGAACGTGGGCACGAGCATTGGCTTCTTTTCCGCTTTCCTTGAGTTGTGATCTGCAATCTGAATACGGTGTTCTGTTTGGGGCTACGGTAGTAGCCCCTTTATTTTGGCAGGAAAGGGAAAAAGTAAAAATATTATGGGAAATCTGAAAAGATATGACAACCGGCCGAAAGGTGATCCGGAAACCAACGAGGGACGGGATCAAAGGAACGGTTTGATCATATTGCAGAAATCGAAAGATTTAATGCAGTACCTTTATACCTCATGGGTGAAATACCCAAAGAGCGAAAAGCCGGGATTTGTGGCAGATTACAAGAAATGCCTGTTTGACTTTCTGAAGCTGATTATCACGGCACAGAAACGGTATTTCAAGAAAACCACTTTACAGGATGCAGATGTGCAGCTTGAATTATTGCGGCTTTTCAATGATCTTTCGTATGATCTGCATTTCATTGATGAAAAGCGTTATCAACTGATTTCTATGCGGCTATGTGAGATAGGAAGGCTTCTTGGCGGCTGGATCAAGTCGCAGAAAGAAAACAGTTAAAATCCGGATGCGGTTTATCCGGTGGGAACGGGTCAAATAACGCTTGCCGATCGTTGGTGGCAGTTACAACAACACTTCCAACGCTGGTTCGTCCGCGCTGAACGTCAACAATCCCCGGTCGAACGTGAACACGAACATTGGCTTCTTTTCCGCTTACCTTTTGAGCCAGAAGGGGAATGTTTACGGACATTCTCACAGTGCAAGGAAAAGGAAAGGGATCCGTTTCCGTTCTGGCAGATTGCCAGAAAAACTAAAGTTGCTATCAATGCAGTTAGTACCGGCATCCAGACGCGCCGCCGCAGAGGGTGTACAGGGCTTGAAGGGTGTAACGGGTAGCGCGGCATTTTCGGCCGAAAGCCGGAAACGCAATCCCCGCCGGCGGTGGATGCGGCGGGGAAATATCCTGGAAAGGAAAAGAAACATTGAAAACCTTTAATGTGACGCATGATGAAATAATAAGTTTCGATAATCTGTTAGAAGCAGACCGGAACGCTTCCAAAAACAAGCGTTACCGTGACGAGAATCTAAAGTTTGCGGCACACAGGGAAGAGGAACTTATAAATCTTAACAATGAGCTGACCTATTTTCCAAAAGATGGGGTTCCGGGGAATCCCCTGAAATCATCCTATCGCGTGGGAAAATACCGGATGAAGAAAATATATGAGCCGAAGCCGCGGATCATCATGGCCCTGCAATACCGGGATCGTGTCGTGCAATGGGCTTTCTATCAAAAGTTAAATCCATTGTTTGACCGGCAGTATATCACGCATAGTTACGGATGCAGAAATGGAAAGGGAACCACGGCGGCAAGGGCGCAGCTTCAGACATGGATCCGCAAGGCATCCAGGCGTTCCAAAAAGTGGTATGTACTGAAACTGGACATAGCAAAGTATTTTTACAGGGTTGACCATGAAATCCTCATGAAAATACTTGCAAAGCATATCAAAGACGAACTTATCCTTCGTGACCTCTATAATCTGATAAATTGTGAGGACACGGCCTTCGGACTTCCGGAAGGGGTGCAGCCGGAGTTATGCGATCAAGAGGACTGGATCTACAACCGCGGTATGCCTATCGGAAATTTGACAAGCCAGATGTTTGCTAATATCTATTTGAATGAGCTTGATCAGTTCTGCAAACATGATCTGCATATCCGGTATTATATCCGCTATATGGACGATATTATCATCCTATGGCCGGATAAAAAGGAATTGCAGGGCATCCGTGACGAAATAGAAAGGTTCCTGAATGAAAAATTGCATCTTGAATTAAATAAAAAGACCTGCATCCGGCCGGTGAACCTTCCGGTCACTTTTGTAGGGGCGCAGATTACGGCGAAGCGGATCTGCATGAGGAAAAGCACAAGAAAGCGGATGTTTAGGCGGATGAAATTCATCCGGAAACTGTTTGAAGCCGGCCATATCACTTTTGAAAAGGTCAACAATACCATGCAGAGTTATTTCGGATTGATTGAGCATTTCACGGCCGGAAACCTTTTGAGGAAAATAATTGATGAATTTTCCTTCCGCATATTTAACAATACATAGTTCGGGAAACCGGGCTTTTTTATTGTCTAAAAACAAAGAAAGGGGGTTTTCCTATGGAAACAACTTTTGAACGTGAAGTCCTGGACCGTCTGACAAAAATCGAAGCAAAACTGGATAGTTTCGACGCTGCAAAGAAAAAGACCTATGACAATGAAAACGATATTATCCGGTTGAATGGGGATGTTGAAGGACTGAAAGAGCGCGTCAATCAGTTGGAAGATTCCAACAAATGGTTGGCCCGGACATTGGCGGCGGCTATTATAACGGCCGTTGTCGGCGTTGTGGTCGTGCTGATCCGCATGGGAGCGGGGATTTAAGAAGGGAAAGGCTGAAAATGAATTATTCAAGGAATTACAGACGGCGAAGGCGGGCGGCGCCCGCTGCAAAAAAGAAACGGAAAACAATGGATATTGTTCTTGTTGTGGTTGGCTTTTTGCTGATTGCCTTTACTTTGAAAATGATCCATGTGTTTGAAACAACCGGAGCGATTCCGGATACTTTATGTACTTGCGTATTTGCCGCATTGTCCGGAGAGTGCGGGATCATGGGGTGGATCAAGGTCACGAAAGACAAATACACGGATCGGAAATGGCAGCAAGAGGACAGGGAAAGAGAGGAAAAAGAAAATGACGTTTGAAATTTTTATGGCTGGGCTTTTGCTTGTGTCGGTATTGACCGGCCTTTTCACGGAAGCAATAAAAGGCTGGCTTCTGGAACGCGGAAAGAAATTTTATTGTAACGCACTGGCCGGATATGTTGCGGCGGGGTTGTCCGTCCTGGTATCGGCCGGCTATCTGGTCATCACAGAAACGGCCTTTAATTTGAAAATGGCGGTTTACCTGATTGCGCTTGTGCTTTTGTCGTGGCTGGCCGCAATGGTGGGATATGACAAGGTTATCCAGTCTATAACGCAATTTAAGAAGGGGGCTTGATTATGGCGCTTACGGGAAAAGATACAGCGGAAAAAATCTGGAATTATCTGATCGCCGCCGGCCTGAACAAATACGGAGCCGCCGGCCTTATGGGGAACCTTGAAAAAGAATCGGGGCTAAATCCGGAGAACCTGGAAAATTTGTGTGAAAGGCGGCTGAAAGAAGCCGGAAAGCCCTATTGCACAGATAAAAGCTATACGGCGGCGGTTGACGCCGGACAAATAGGCCGTGCGGAATTTCTGCATCCGCTTCCCGGCAAACAATACGGGTACGGGCTGGCGCAATGGACTTCTGCAGGCCGGAAGGCCGGGCTTTACGATCTGGCAAAGTCAAAAGGCGTTTCAATCGGAAATCTGGAAATGCAGCTTGAATTTTTGGTCAGGGAGCTTTCCACAAGTTACAAGGGCGTGCTTTCCGTCCTAAAATCGGCCACGGACGTAAAAACGGCATCCAACAAAGTTTTGACCGGGTTTGAATGTCCGGCCGATCAGTCTGAAGCAGTAAAGGCGGAACGCGCCAGATGCGGCCAGGGATATTTTGATAAATATGCGGCATCCGGCGGCGGAAAGGGGAAAAATATTATGGGAATAAGAATAGGCCATGCAAGCATTTCAGAAAACGGAACTACAAGCGGAAAAGCCGGGGATCAGACCGGGAAAGAAGTCTGCATCCGGGAATGGTACTCTAAACCGTGGGATTATATGGCAATCCATCCGGACGCGAATGTCCGGGAGAAACACGCGGCGGCCGTTGAAGCGGCTTGCAGGAATGACAATATCGGCTATAACTGGTTCGGGGAGAGTGACCGCAACAGCCTTTACAGGCTGGCAAAGGCGGTCAATTTTGATCTGTCAAAAGTAGGGAAATGTAATTGTGATTGCAGCAGCCTTCAGAACGTGGCGGCGGTTGCATCCGGATCCGGCGCAACATACGGTTCCAACGGCTGGACTACATCCACAATGAAGGCCGCCCTGGTTGCCCTGGGGTATAAAATCATCACAGCCAGCACATACCTGAAAAGTTCGGCGTATTGCGTCCGCGGTGCAATCTATGTAAATTCCGGTTCGCATACGGTCACTGGATTGGACAATGGGGCAAATGCGGGAAAGACGCTGGCGGCGGCTGACATTTCATCCGGAGCGGTTCCTTCCGGCGGATCCGGTGGGAAGAAATCCATTGACCAGGTAGCAAGGGAAGTTATTTCCGGCAAGTGGGGAACCGGCGGGGCAAGGCAGGCGAAACTTGCGGCGGCTGGCTACGATTACCACACAGTGCAAAACCGGGTAAATGAAATCTTGAAATCCGGAAACAGTGCGAAAAAGTCCAATGAGGAAATCGCAAGGGAAGTTATAGCTGGCAAGTGGGGCAATGGAGAGGATCGGAAAAACCGTCTGAAGGCGGCAGGGTACGATCCGGCATCCGTCCAGAAATGCGTAAACAAAATGTTATAGTACATATTATTTTATTTTCAAAAATACATTTGACAGTTTATAAAGTGTGTGGTACAATGGGCGGCGAAGGGGGTTCTAAAGGGGGCAGAAAAACGGACAGCGGCAGAAAGCCGCTATTTGCCGTTTTAAGCCGCTTTTCTTTCAAGCATGAGGAAATCCCCACACACGGCCAGAAAATGGAACGTGGGGGCAGATAGAGGACATGGCGGCGGCTTTCCGGCCGTCTGCATATGCCCGGATTCATCCGGCGGCTTATCTTTTTCGTGAGGTCACGAAAAAGGCCGGACACGTTACGGATTATTTACCCTTTCTGGCGCACTGACAGCCCCAAATTGCCGCTTTAAACATCCATGCAGTAAATACACGCTAAAGGCCGTAAAATCGAAATATGGAGCCTTTAGCGTGTTTCTCTGATATATTCTGACAAACTCTGATTTTCTATCCCTAACATTTCAGCTACTTTTTGACAGAAAATAGATTCAACGGTTCCTTTAGGCTGGCGTCCGTGTTTTTTCGTGCGTTCATCCAGTACGGAAAAAGCATAACAACGAGCCTTTTCAATTTCCGGATCGGTCAGCCGTTCCATTGTTTCTTCCCCATACGCTTTAATTCCATATGCTTTAAATTGCCTATCAATAAAAGATAACATTTTCTATCCTTTCCGGCCAGCGGCAGAACCGCCGGCCTATGTTCTATGCAGCTACTTCGTCGAAAGCGTCTATTGTTATATCCCCCCATATGGCAACTTCCCTATTATCCCATATTTGGATCTTAACTCTTTTTTCCTTGTCAAATTTCTTGAATGTGGCGAATTTTGCGGTTCTTGCGGTTACTTCAACGGTTACATCCCCATAAAACTCAACGTGTCCGATCGCATATTGTTTTCCAATTTCAAATTTTTTCATTTTTATATTCCGTCCTTTCCTTAACTTCTGATATTATTATACACTTTAAAATGTATTTTGTCAAGAAAAAATATAATGTTTTCTTTAAAAAATTATAGAAAATATTATTAAAATACATTTTAAAATGAATAGAGAAAGCGGCCATCCGGCCGCCGTCCGTTTTATGCTGACATGATTTCTTTTGCAACGCTTTCCAGAAAAGCCTTCCTTTCTTTCTGATCCTTGGTGCATTGGCAATCATCCCCGAAATTCCATGACAACCGCTCAATTTCTGGAATCATGCCCATGGCTTCTTCTCTGAAATGTTCAGCCACTTTTGAGCGGTCAATATCGTTTCTGACTTGGATCCGTGCGTGTTCAGCGTTCCATTGTTTGGCTTCAGACCTTTTTATCCAGCTATTTGTTGTTATCATGATAGGCCAAAAGCAGATGTTATGTTTTGCTGTGCTTAATTTTCCGGTTTTGGAGATTTTCCGCAGGCTGTGATCGGAGCCAGACCATCCCGGATCCCCGGCAGAGCGTTCCACAAAATAAAGCCCGTTGTCATTCTTGAAATATGCGCCGCTGATTTCCACTACATCCCCCGTTTTGATTTCCACATTGTTCATATCTAACATTTTTGTTACCGTCCTTTCCTTAACTTCTAAATACATTATACACTTTAAAGTGTATTTTGTCAATGAAAAAGTAAAGAAAAATGATAAAAAATAAATATATATTTTCATATTGACATTTTAAAGTGTATAAATTATAATATCAGTATCACATAAAGAAAGGGGGCGGCATCATGGCAGAAATGAACACGGCTGAAAAAATCCGTCTTATGGTTCGGCGTCGGAATATGATTCTTGGGGCCGTTGCTGACCAGACCGGCCAGACGCGCCAGAATTTTTCCAACAAAATAAAGCGCGGGGATTTTAAGGAATCAGAACTTCGGCAGGTTGCGGAAGTGCTAGGATGTGATCTGAAAATTGTATTTGTAGACCGGGAAACCGGGGAAGAAGTTTAGGGAAAGCCGGAAACAATGGGCTTTCCGTTTTCTTGTTTACTCATACAAATGGGGAGCCGGAGAATTTCTATGCGGACGGGGTGGCGTATTATGTGATCAATAACAACATGGGGTATGACGGGGATCTGGAGCTGGCCATGATACCGGAGTCTTTCCGGACGGACGCACTGGGGGAGAAGCTGGATGATAAGGGCGTGCTGATCGAGAATGCGGAGGTGGAGCTTTCTTCCTTTGCCCTGCTGTTCGAGTTTGACGGCGACCAGCGGCATATCCGGCATGTGCTGTATAACTGCTCGGCTTCCAGGCCGGGCATTGAGGGGAAGACCAATGAGGAGAGCCGGGAGGTGCAGACGGAGACGCTTACGATTAAGGCAACGCCGCTGCCGGGCGGCATGGTGAAGGCGAAGACGGGGGATACCACGGATGCGGCAGTATATAATGGCTGGTATGCGGCGGTGTATATGCCTGCGGCTGCGCCGGAGAATGGGAATGAAAGTGGGGAGGAAACGGTATGAGCATGACGAAGATGATTGAGATTGACGGGCGGGAGGTGGCGTTCCGCGCTTCCGCCGCCATCCCCCGGATTTACCGGTTGAAGTTCCATAGGGATATCTATAAGGATCTGAGCGCGTTGGAGAAGGCGGTGGGGAAGGAGGATGAGGGAAACTCGAACCTGGATTTGTTCTCGCTGGAAATGTTTGAGAATATCGCTTATGTGATGGCGAAGCACGCGGACGGGTCTATCCCGGATACGCCGGAGGAATGGCTGGACGGGTTCGGGACGTTCTCCATTTACCAGGTGCTGCCGAAGCTGATCGAGCTTTGGGGGCTGAATGTGAGGACGGATGCGGAGGCTAAAAAAAACTTCGCCCAACAGACCGGCCAATGACAACGCCGCTGTTCTTGCTCCGGTGCGTGCAGCTGGGGCTTTCTATCCGGGATCTGGATCTGCTTACTATCGGGATGGTGAATGATATGTATGTGGAGAGCCGGAATGATGGGTGTCCGGAGGCGTATGTGGAATTGGCTACGCAGGCGTATTTCGACAATTTCTGATTGAAAACACAACCCGTTTCTGGTATACTATGGTAATAGGGGAAGCATATCTATTTTACATTAGGAATGAAATAGAAGTAGAATGCTATTGTAATCAGTAAGCTAAATACGCTATTTTTGAATGTGTGTTTAGCTTACTCTTGAGAATAAACATAAAAACAATATAGCGAGAGGAAGTATTGTTTAGAATTGAGGAGATTATAATGAAAGTGCCGCATTTGGTTCAATATCAAGGAAGCAAAAGAGTTATTGCACCTGAAATTATAAAATTCTTTCCAGATAAAATTGATAGGTTGGTAGAACCGTTTTCGGGAACATGCGCTATATCAATTTTGGCAGCAGCCGAAAATAAATGTGATAGTTTTTGGGTTAATGATATAAATGAGCCGTTAATAAAGATGATGGAAGAATGTGTAAATTTTCCTGAAAGATTAGCAAATGAGTATTCGGATATATGGGAGGGACAGTTTCAAACTAACCAGAATAATATAGATTATTTTTACAAGGTAAGAGAAGAATTTAATTGCGGAAAGAAAGATTCTGCCAGAATGTTGTTTTTGCTGGCAAGAGTGGTTAAGGGTGCTGTTCGTTATAATGTTCGTGGCGAATTAAATCAATCTTGTGATAAAAGAAGGTATGGAACAAAGCCTCAAATAATATCCAATAATGCTTTTAAAATATCAAAATTGTTGAAGGGAAGAACATACTTTACGAGTGAGGACTATAAAAAAATTTTGGAATTAACAAAGCCTGGAGATTTAGTTTATATGGATCCACCATACCAAGGTACTTCAAATAGAGAGAATCCAAGAGATAATCGGTACATACAAGGTGTAGACTTTGAGGAATTTGTGGAGGAACTTGCAAAGTTAAATGATCGTGGTATAGATTTTATTGTAAGTTATGACGGTATGACGGGAGATAAAATAATAGGGAAGCATCTTCCTGAGGAGCTTAATTTAAATCATATATATATAAATGCTGGATTATCAGCGCAGGCAACGCTTAATGGAAAAAAAGAAATAACATATGAGTCTTTATATACAAGCAAAAATTTAAAAAGTAAACAAGACGAATATGTGCAGTTAGAATTTTGTTTTGGATGATGGAGAAAAAGATGGATATACCTGCAGATTTTAAAGAAGTTTTAGATGCCGTAACCAATAAGAGAGCAAGATTTGTAATAGATACTATTTTAAATAAGGGATTTTGTAGTACAGAAGATTTAAAAAATGGCGGATATGAACATGCTCCCAGAGCAGCTAGGGATGTAAGGGAATTGGGAATCCCATTAGATACATTTAAAATTAAGGATAGCAGTGGGAAAACCATTGCAGCTTATAAGTTTGGAGATTGGGAAGCGGCAAAGAAAACAAATCAATTGTTAAAAGTATCGGGGCGAACCCAGATTACAGAAAAATTGAAGAATGCATTGATTGACCGGTATGGAACTAAATGTCATTTGTATGGAGAAGAATATCCGGCGAGATTATTGCAACCAGATCATAGGATTCCTTATGAAATAGGCGGGGATCCAATTGATATGCTGAATACTGATTATTTTATGCTTTTATCACCTTCGGCTAATAGAGATAAATCGTGGGCTTGTGAGCATTGTCCAAATTGGAATGAAAAAAATATAGATATGTGTAAAACCTGTTATTATGCATATCCAGAAGAATATCAACATATTGCGGGAGTAAAAGAAAAGAAATTGGATCTTGTTTTTAGTAGTGAAGACATTGATTTATTTAATGAGATAGTGGAGGAGGCGAATTTACATAATATATCATACCAGAATGTGGTAAAAAGAATGATAAAGTATTATCAAAAGATAAATGAAATAAATGATAAATAAAAACGAATAAATGGAGGTGCAAAATGCGAAAGGCATTATGTGTAGGTATTGATAGTTATGAGCATGTAAATGATTTACATGGTTGCGTAAATGATGCAAATTCGGTAAAATCAGCATTGGAGCGAAATGGAGACGGGACATTAAATTTTGATGTAAAGATTATGTGCGCAACGAGCGAGAAATCCTATATAACCAGAAATAATTTGCGTGATGCTGTCGAAAAATTGTTTGAAAATGAATCGGAAATAGCAGTTTTCTATTATTCAGGCCATGGAGCAATTGATTCATTAGGTGGTTATTTATGTACAAGTGAAATTACTCGTCCAGACGAAGGTTTATCGCTTAACGATGTTATGGGATTTGCATCTAAATCGAAAGCGCGAAATAAAGTGATAATTTTGGACAGTTGCTTTAGTGGAGAAATTGCTAATTCGGTAGAAATGCCCAATTATTCAGTTCTGCAAGATGGAACAACATTGCTTGCAGCTTGTGGAAAATCAGAATATGCTACGGAAGAAGATGGACATGGTGTTTATACATCATTGTTAGTAGAAGCATTGTATGGTGGGGCAATGAATTTACTTGGGGAGGTTTCGCCGGGTAGTATATATTCATACATTGATAGATCGTTGGGAGCATGGGAACAGCGTCCGGTATTTAAAGCTAACATTAACAGCTTTGTATCATTAAGGAAAAATGCACCGCCCATCTCAATATTAGAATTGCATAGAATAACTGAGATTTTTAAATCCAAATATGACGAATATCAACTTGACCCAACGTATGAGCCAGATAAGCATGAGGCGGATATTAAAGAAGTCAATAAGGAGCATGAAGAAATTTTTTCGATATTACAAAAATATGTTAAATTGAATTTAGTAGTTCCAGTTGGGGAAGATCATATGTATTATGCAGCGATTCATTATAAATCGTGTAAATTGACAGCCCAAGGGCAGCATTACTGGGATTTGGCAAAAAGAGGAACAATATAAACATACTTTAATAAATTTTAGGAGGAAATATAATGATAAATGTATTTATACCGCACCGTTGGAACAATGATGATTATTCTGAGATTAGCGCATTGTTGGATCGTACCAAATTTAAAGTAAGAGATTATTCTGTTCCGAGTAGTTCTCCATTTGACAGCATTGATAGGCGTTATAATGTTGATCCACAAATTAAAAGACAAATACGCTATGCAAGTGTCGTGGTCTGCTCTAATAGGCCTGCAAACAATAATGGTATGTCTATTGAAGAAGTGAAATTTGCTGTTGAGATTGGAAAACCTGTGGTCGCTGTAAGCATTACAAGTAGTACTAGTTCGCAGATTTCAGATTTGGAAATTCCTGTAATTCCTAAAAGAAAGGATTCTTTGGAAAATTGGATTGAAGCGAATGTGTAAGAGATATTGGTTTTAAAGAAAAATGGAGTATCAAATTAGAATATAATTGATATAGAGCATCGGTTAGAAATAATCGGTGCTTTCCTTATGCCTATGGCTCGGATTCGTCCGGGCTTTTTTCATGCCGTTTTTGAGGGGAGGTGGTTTTGGTGGCGAACCGAATCAAGGGCATTACGGTGGAGATTGGCGGCGATACTACCAAGCTGCAGACCGCCTTGAAAGGAGTCAATTCGGAGATACGCAATACCCAGTCC